AGTACGAACAACAGATGTATCAGCAGCAAATTGCTGAGCAGTCAGTTCAAAATGTTGCTCAACAACAACAGCAGCAGGTGCCGCAGGTAGATCCAGAGGCCCAGCAGTGGGCATCTAAGAACACCTGGTTTATGCAAGACGGGTTTGAAGAAATGACCAGTCTGGCGTATGGTGCTCATGCAGGTTTAATAAAAAGAGGAATTCAGCCTAACTCTCAGGAGTATTTTAGGCAGATTGATGCTCGTTTAAGGCAAGCATTTCCAGAACATGATTGGGAGGATAATAGCGACACATATAGCCGTGGCGCGCCCGTGACTCACAATCAGCCCTCGTCGGTGGTAGCCCCCTCCTCACGGAGTAATGGTGCTAAACCGCGCAAAGTACGGTTGACGGCTACCCAATTATCTCTCGCCAAGAGGTTGGGTTTAAAACCAGAACAGTATGCGAGGCAACTCGCCAAGGAGACTTCGTAATGACTGATGAGCGCACACCAAGAAAAAGCAACTCTAGAGAAGTTGATGCAAGACCGACAGATACATGGAGTCCTGCTTCTATCCTTCCAGATCCCGATCCACAAGATGGATGGGTTTTTAGATGGGTTAGAACCAGTATTCTAGGAGAGTCTGATAATACGCATACATCTAAGATGTTTCGGGAAGGATGGCAGCCTGTAAGGGCCGACGATCACCCAGAACTGATGTTACAGTCGGATATAGGCTCTCGGTTTGAAGGTAATATTGAAGTGGGTGGATTATTATTGTGCAAAGCGCCAGAAGAAAAAATGGCTGCTCGTTCAAGACACTACAAAAATGTTGCTGAACAACAGATGAGTTCGGTTGATAACAACTATCTAAGAGAAAACGATCCTCGGATGCCAATGCTCTCTCCAGAGCGTAGCACCAGGACAACTTTTGGAAGAGGTTAACCCTAAGCAGGGGTTGGCCCTTAATTAACTAGGAGGCCTATTATGGCTATCGCTGCTACCCCCACAGGTGCAGAGCCGGTTGATACCTTGAGTGCGAGTGGCTCATTTACTGGGAAAATTCGTCATATCAAGATTGCAAACGCATATGCAACCGCCATTTTTTATGGTGATTTCGTAAAGCTCGTTGCTGCCGGAACTGTTGAAAAAGCTGCTGTAACAACTTCTGTTGCTGCTGGCACCGTTGGTATTTTTGTAGGCTGCGCTTACACAGATCCAACTACAAACCAGATGACGTTCAATCAACAATTCCCAGCATCAACTGCTGCTGATGATATTGTTGCTTACGTTGTTGACGATCCTAAGCTGTTATTCCGTATGCAAGCTGATGAAGCTATTGCACAAACTGGACTTGGAAACAATGTCTCAGCGGTTAACACTGCCGGTTCAACATCCATCGGTCGAAGTAAGAACGCCTTAGACGGCGGCTCTATCGCTACGACTAATACATTACCACTGCGTATCGTTGATTTCGTAGATGGCCCAACCAGTGCTGTAGGCGATGCCTTCACCGACTGTATTGTGACCTATCTGCCTTTAAGTCACGCTTACGAAACCAAGCTTGGTGTATAAGGAGAATTAAGTAATGGCAATTTCAAGAGCGCAAATGCTTAAAGAACTCCTACCAGGGCTTAACGCCTTATTTGGTTTGGAGTACGAAAAATACGAAGATGAACATACGCTCATTTATGAGACAGAAAGTTCTGACCGTTCGTTTGAAGAAGAAGTAAAGCTTTCTGGCTTTGCGGCTGCCCCTGTTAAAGCAGAAGGCGCGGCAACAAGTTATGACTCTGCACAAGAGTCTTATACTGCCAGATATAACCACGAAACTATTTCGATGGGCTTTGCTATAACCGAGGAGGCTATGGAAGATAATCTTTATGATTCTCTTTCTGCTCGTTACACCAAGGCGCTTTCTCGCGCAATGGCTTACACGAAGCAAGTCAAAGCGGCTAACTTGCTCAACAATGGTTTTGATACCTTTACGTCTGGTGACGGCGTTACATTGTTTAATGCTTCTCACCCATTGGTTAGCGGTGGAACTAATTCCAACCGCCCATCAGTCGGTGCTGACTTAAACGAAACCTCGTTAGAAAATGCGATCATCGAGATTGCTGCGTTCACTGATGAACGTGGTCTTTTGATTGCGGCTCGTCCTCGTCGTTTAATCGTTCCACCCGCTTTGATGTTTACAGCAGATCGTTTGCTAGAAACTACTCAGCGTACTGGTACTGCTGACAACGACCTGAACGCTATTCGTAACATGGGTGCTATCCCTGAAGGTTACGCTGTGAATCATTATTTGACTGACAGCAACGCTTTCTTTATCACCACTGATATACCGAATGGTATGAAGATGTTTGAGCGTACTGCGCTTGAAACTTCTATGGACGGCGACTTCGATACTGGTAACGTGCGCTACAAAGCGCGTGAGCGTTACTCGTTCGGCGTATCTGATCCATTGGGAATCTACGGATCTCCAGGCTCTAGCTAGAGCTTTTAGGGACTGTCCGGTGTATTATCGGGCAGTCCTTTTTTTATTCCTGACAAATGTTTCACATGAAACAATTTGACACTAACCCAGACAGGAGATACTCATGGGTACTACAACATTTACCGGCGCAGTTCGGTCAGAAAACGGCTTTTCAGATATTACCAAGAGCGCAACAACCGGCGCGGTAACTACTAATTCTACTTACGGCACTAACGCTTCCATAGGCGGCACCCTCGGTGTAACTGGCGTAACAACACTCACAGGCAATGCAGGCCCAGAAGCAGGCACTGGTATTACTACCGGAACCGGCACCATCTACGCATCTACAGTTACTCAAGCTGGCGGTTTGTGGCACACAAGCATTCTTATGGATCTGACTGGCCTAGCATCTTCTGGTAGCGGCGACATCATTGGTAAAGCGGGTACTGCCTCTTCCAATATAGGTACTACAACCGTAGCTTTAAACGGCACGATTCTAGGCGGTAAGCTTACCTGCATAGAGACTCCTGCTGGCGGCGATCCAGACATCGACCTTTGGTATGCAGATGAATCAACAGGTGCTGAAGATGCTGCAATTACATCTTTAAGTAATCAGGTTCAAATGTTGAACTCTGGCGATTTAGCTGCTGGCTCTGTGCTTGGCATCCCTGTTCCTCCTGCTGCGAGCAAGTTTATGTACTTGGTCACAGGTGCGGCAACTAATGCAGACTACACCGCAGGCAAAATCCTCATCGAGTTTTATGGGTATAACGCTTAATATTTAGCAATCTGGTTGGGGCGGTAACGCCCCTATCTCTATTTAGGGGTAATGTATGGCTGATGCGGTAGCAACTCAGACAATTCAAGATGATGGCAATACAGCCGTTTTTAGGTTTACTAATGTTAGTGATGGCTCTGGTGAGTCTGCGGTAGCTAAAATTGACGTTTCTGCTTTAGCGGTAGATCCAATGACTAGCGCAGCGTGTACTTCCGTTTCTATTCAAAGCATTTATTACAGTACTGTAGGCATGGGCGTTAAGATATTCTTCAACGCAAGTACTAATGTATTGGCTTGGCAGTTAAATGCCGATTGGTCTGACACGTTAGACTTTTCAGATTTTACTGGCATTCCTAACAATGCAGGCAGTGGCAAGAATGGCGACATTCTTTTCACAACAGTAGCTCACAGTTCTGGTGATGTTTACAACATAGTTATGAAGGTTCGTAAGCACTTCTAGAGTTAATTATGGCTAGAAACTATAAAGAAGAGTACAAAAGCTTTCACTCCAAGCCGGAGCAAAAGAAGCGTAGAGCGGGTAGAAATGCCGCTCGACGCACAGCCGAGGCCAAAGGTGCGGTTAAGAAGGGCGACAAAAAAGACGTTCACCACAAGGACGGAAACCCACTTAACAACAAGCCAAAAAACCTTCGTGTAGAATCTAGATCAAAAAATAGGGCTAGAAAATAATGGCTGAAAAAAAGAAGTCTACGGTAAACAAGGCTGGCAATTACACAAAGCCAACCTTGCGTAAAAAACTGTTTAGTCAAATCAAAGCTAGTGGTAAAGGCGGCAGCCCTGGTCAATGGTCGGCTAGAAAGGCTCAAATGCTTGCTAAGAGATACAAAGAAGCTGGCGGCGGGTATAAAGACTAATGGCATTAAAGAAGTCCCAGAAATCTTTAAAGAAGTGGACTAAGCAGGAGTGGAGCACTAAGAGCGGTAAGCCTAGTACTCAAGGCTCTAAGGCTACTGGGGAGCGTTATTTACCTAAGAAAGCTATAAAGTCACTGTCAGATAAAGAATATGCGGCTACGACAAAGAAGAAACGTGCTGACAAAAAGAAAGGCAAGCAGCATAGTTCGCAGCCAAAGAAGATTGCAAAGAAGACTGCAAGGCATAGAAAATGAGCTTAACTGATGCAGAAAAGAATAGATTAAAAAAGGTTGGTTTGACTGGATTAAACAAGCCTAAAAGAACACCAAGCCACGCCACAAAGAAGGCTGTAGTAGCCGTCAGGGATGGTGGCAAGATGAAGCTGATTCGCTTTGGTGATCAGAAGATGGGTCACAATTATAGCGCCGAGGCGCGTAAAAGTTTTAAAGCTCGTCACGGTAAAAACATCGCAAAAGGCAAGACTTCTGCGGCATACTGGGCGAATAAAGAGTTTTGGAGTGGTAAGGGTGGCAGCACTAAAAGCCCCCCTAAGTCGCAAAAGCAGAAGTTTGGGAGAGACTAATGCCTATCAGTAGAGCGCAAGAGTCTAAACAAATAAAAGATGCTCCCGCTAAAAAGAAACGGG